ACTTCTACAAAAGCACGAAAGGTGTAGAATCCAGAAATCTTATTTGCTATTTGCTTCAAGCCCAACATAATATCAGGAAATATAAAAGTGTCTAGAACTTCGCCAGAAGTACCCCCTACTGGGATTACTCCATCAGCAATTTTATAGACTCTCTCTAAGAAATCCTTGATGTTATGATCTCTCCCTTCTATCGCAGTCGTTTTAATTTCTTGTTCCAAATCGGTCTCGGCAGGTAAAGTCTGTTCTTGAACAGCCGTTACCTCCTGAAAGGTCAAAATTTGTTCCGGTTTTAAAATCTGCTCATCAGCAGTATCTGAAGCTAATGATGCGCCAGTGGCAGAAGGCCCTCCGGCTGATCTCATCATGCTCCTCATCTCCATATTTCCATTTCCTGTAGTTTCGGCAATACTTTAAAGTTCAATAGCATATTCGTATCAATATATACTATCTACAGTTGGTATATTTAGCTTTTATTTTTATCGTCGCACACAAATATACAATAGGGATAAAAATCCCTCGACGTCGCGATTGTCCTCTATTCAATGATTACAACTATCATCAAGAATAGAATATATACAATCATAATTACCACGGTAAGAAATCATCAACAAAATTATTCAACTTAGATTTCAAACCCAAGTTTCTTCGAATCACTAAAGTAAGGAAATCGTCATATGTCAACATTGGCATAGTCACTTTTCCCTCTAAATTAGCATCCTGAAGAGCTTGTCTTATCTTTGTTGTCCAAAAATTGAAAGTTTCCTTTCCGTGGTACACAAATTCCACACACGCAGTCTGTATATTCTGTGTCAATTGTTCATATTTTTCATACTTATTATTGCACTTATCCCAATTCAACATCTCTAAAATAACGGTCAACTCCAAAGGAGCAAACCATCTATTCAGTGTTGGTTCAAAAACGAATTTTCTCTTCAATATTGAGATTTCGTGCAATGTTCTAAACTCTTGCTTACCAGAACCCTTAAGTTCATCAGTAAACTTATGTCCAAGTGTCAACATTTTTCGAGTGACATCGTCTGGTGTTACTAATCCACGTAAATCGTGATTAAGCACAGCAGCTATATCATCTCCATAAATGCCGGCTCGGAAATATTTATCGATGTTTTTAATAATAACCATAGCTTTTTCAACTTGGTCATCATCACCATGTTCGATAATATCTCGCAACAAGAGCAACAAAGTATAGAAAAACAATAAACGACCATAAATAGTATTAATAATTGTTGTCAAAGGGTTACCTGACGGTTGTGAATGCGTTAACATAAACAACAACGTCTTAAATAACAAAACACAATTGCAAATACTACTCCACAGAACATAAGTGGTCAAATTACTTGTGCGTTTATATAACCGTTCTATTATCCGGTAGACAACCCACAGCATTTGAAGAATCAAAGATCCATCAAAATTACTGTGATCGCCAGCCAGAAAATTTGGTTCATTAACATCTGAAACTTCATTCAGATATTTAACAAATCTAGTCCAGTCATAAGAATGCACATCTGATCCAATCAAAGATCCATTCCGTATCCGTTGTTTCATAAACGCTGCACAAAAACCAAGAAAGAACATCCTTATTGCAATAGTGAAATGCATAGGTCCACCCGCAAAAATGCGAGTAGTACCCTCATCCACTTTTTCAATAGTTCGTCTCTCATCCTTAAACAGTGCTGTAAAAACAAC